GCCCGGTCCACGCCCACCTTGTCCAGCAGGCCAGAGTCCACCACCTGGGTGACGATTCGCACCACGTCTGCGATGTCTTCGCCCACGCGCTGCACCAGCACCAGGTCACCCGCCGCGGCGAAGTCGCGGTAGCGCGCTTCTTCGGACTTTCGGCGCTCCAGCGCGATCGGGTGCAGCCACGCCCGAGCCCACACCAGCCACCGGCCCGTGTCGATCTCGCGGCCGACCACGGCCAGGCCCAGCATGTCGTCCAGGCCGCCGCCGTCGATGCCCACGGTGACCACCTCGCTGCGCTGTAGCAGCTCCTCGAGCGAAAACACCGGCACGGCCGCTGCCAGCCAGAAGTCGGCGCCAAGCCAGCGGTCGCTGCGCAGGTTCAGCCCGATCTCGATGTTCAGGTGCTTCGCCAGAAACTGCTGGAAGCCCCCGTCAGTGCGGGCGCGGAACAGCCGCAGTTGATCCTCCAGCCACTCGGCCGAGACCGAGTGCCCGATGTTCGGGTTCGTGATGTAGAAGTTCTCGCGCTGCAGGTAGGCCTGCGCGTCGATCATGCTCTGCGGGAATTCGAACAGCACGCCGAGCGTCTTCCGGTCCGTGACCGTGCCATCGCGCACGCTGCGCCAGTAGTTCAGCTTCTCCTTGAACACGCCGGCCGGCGGCTCATCGCTCTGCGTCGTGAGGTAGATCACCCAGCCCTCGTCGCGCGACACCTGGCCGCCAAGGGCTTCCAGGAACATCGCTTCGGCGTTCGCACGCTTGCCGAACAGCCACAGTTCGTCCACCAGCACCTTGCCCGACTTCTTCCCCGAGACCGTGTCGGTGTCGGCGGCCACCACCTTCAGGCTGTTGCCGTTCACGCGGTGCGTGATAGTGCGGACGTGGCCCTGAACGTGGAACAGTGCCGACAACTCCTCGTCGGCCCGGATCATGCCGGCCGCGGGCTTGAAGCTGTTGTCCGCCACCTCCTTGGTGGGGGCCAGGATCAGGTGCTCCTCGTCCTCCCGCCAGCACAGGATCAGCGCCGTGAGCATGATGCCCGCGGCGATGGTCGATTTCGTGTTCTTCTTGCTGATCAGCAGCCCGAACTCTCGGATCTTCTGTTGCCCGGTCTCGGCGTCGTAGGCGCCGAAGATGGCGGCCACGAAGTCGAACACCCACTCCTCCGAGCACTCCCCGAAGGTGGGCTTCCCCGGCAGGTCGACCACCCGCAGCTCCTTGAAGATGGCCAGCGCGCGGTCGGCCTCCTCGCGGTAGATGGGCGGCGGAATGATCGACCGCCGCTCCACGAGCCGGATCTCCCAGTCCTCGCAGGCGGTCGTCCATTCCATTCGCTACACCCTCTTCCCGCCAGCGGCGGCCAGCTTCGGCGGCGGCGCGCCTGCGGTGAAGCGGCTGGCCACCTTCTTGGCGGCGTCCTGCTTCTCTTCCTTCTTGCCGGCCTCGCCCTTCTTGGCGTGCACGTAGGGCGCGGCGAGCTGGGCGGCCTGCATGCGCGTGCGGCGCTCCTCGCCTTCGTCCCGCATCACCTGCAGCAGAAAGTCCAGCGGCGTCAGCTCGCTGAGGTCCTTCGGCGGCGGGGTCGCCGGAGGCCGCTCTTGGCCGAATGGCCAGTTCGGGTCGGTCTTGTACCCGTCCGCATCCAGCGGTGGCGCCTCTGCCTTCTTGGCGGGCGGCCGCTTCTTGGTTGGTGCTGCCTGCTTCGGCGGATCAGCCGGTGCGGATTTTTTCGGGCGGCCCGCACCAGGCCGCGCACCACCTCTGGGCATGGCGGCCTCCTTTGAATTCTTTGATTTCCGGCCCTCCGGAATTCATACGCAGGGGATTTTTTCTGCGCGTGCGGAACCGTGCGGTATCCAGGGGAAAGGGTTCTAGACTTTCTTCCCCCCCTTCTTCTATCTCGCCCCCAACGCCGTTTGCGCGACACCACGGGAGAAAGGCGAGAATCCTCACCAACTGGAGAGGAGCACGCCAATGAGACTATTTTTCAAGCGACTTGACCGATGGACGGACATGGTGATCGAACTCGACAACCTTGTCATAGGCCCGGGCAGAACAGCGCGAGTCACGCTGAAGATGCTCTTTGAGAATCTCCGGTACTACCCGGTGCTGGCATTCATGTGGGTGGGCGTCAAGCTTCTGAAGCACGATCCGAGCTTGCCGGCGCAAGTGAGCGGAATCCTGTTAATGGGACTGACGATCTTGCTTGGACTACTGACTGTTTGGCAGTCGACTTGGGTTGCCTTCTCTGCGAGCCTTACTACGCTGTCCATGCTTCTTCCCCTTCGGGTCGCTGCGCGCTTTCGAAAGATGGTTCGGTTACGAAGCCCTTGGGTCTACGTGTTGTTCGCCGCAGTCGCCGGGACCGTGATCTCGTCCGTGATGCTTTTGGCGGCGTCGATCGTGAGCGCTTTGAACCGAGCAGGACTTCTCTAGGGCTCTCTTGCCCGTTCCTGCGCCTCGCGCGCCGTCTTGTCCGCATGGCAGTCGGGGCACAGGCACTGCCGGTTGTGGTCGGCGTCCTTGCCGCCGCGCCAGAGCGGGACCGTGTGATCCAGCTCGAACGGGTCCGGCGTGCCGGGCGTAATGTCGATCAGCTTCGCGCAGCCTTTGCAGTGCGGCCCGTCGCGCAACCAGATGCGCAATCGCGCCTCCTGCCGTGCGCGTCCCCGGTCCCGATGGGTTGCCCCAATGCGCGGCGCCTGCTGTAGCCTCGTGGCTTGGGCCATCTCGATGCGCTGGGCGGCGGCTGGGATGCGAGGACGAGATAGCACGACATACTCCTGCTTGCCGATCAACCATCAGAAGGACCAACCATGGCAGCCAAGGAAACCGTCCGCAACCACGTTAAGTGTGAGAAGTGCGAAAACGAGGGAATCGTCGTCACGCGTGAGAACGACCACATGTACATGAGAACGGTCGATCTGCAGGTTAAAGGTGTGGAAGGAAACCTTGACGCCGAAAAGGCCGGCGAAAGCGATTTCAAGGTGACGTGCAAGGCCTGCGGGCACCAATGGGTCATGTAGCTAATCAGCCGAACCCGGCAGGCAGCCACCACCTGGGGCTTGGCTTCCCTGGCGGCGATAGAGGCGTGGTGGATGCGCCCCGGTGGTGGCAAAACGAAAAGGCCACCCGAAGGTGGCTTCTGATTAACGTTGCAATACTATTTGTATCCCTGCATTGCCGCCGTGGTAGAGAGACAGGGTGCCTTCATTTTCCAACACAGCAACGATCGCCGCCTTGATTGGGACATTCCAACCATGCCCGTGAGTCGGTGCCGGAAGCCAGGCCGCCAACTGCTTATGGAGACTTGGCTGTGCGGCAGGGATCCCTTTGCTCAGGCCGAAAGTTTGACGATTCCCTGCTGCTACGCCGTCAAGGATTTGTTGCCACTCCCCGGGTGTGAACAGGTACTGCTTGCCGCTAGCGGTCGCCAAGCCGATCGAGAGGTCGATCAGCACGCCTTTGGACGTCCGCTTGTACTGGAAAAATCCAAGTTGCTTGCCGCCCTTTTTTCCCAAAGTTTGAATAACCTTCACATCATCCTCCTCGGCCAACATTGGCCACACGGAGTATGACGGAAGTCAGGCAGCGATACGGTCGTAGACTGGCTCCAGCATCTTGCTTTCCGTATTCATCCCCTAAGAACAGATATGAACGAAGACCTCAGACAATTACGTGCTTTGAACCTCGCAACCCATACGCTTCTATTGCAGTTGGTACTTGCACTGAAACATTCGGGTTCATTGGACTGCACCCTTCTGCGCAATCAATTGAATCATGCAAGGAATGTCCTTGAGGAGGGAGGCGACCCTGTCGATATACAGGCGAGTCTGCTGCTGGAGCACCTAGTCGAGAGTGTGCTCGAACGTTAAACGCTTCGCTCTGCACATCGCCCCAGTAATTCCTCCACTGACCTGAAAACAAAAGCCCGCATGGCGGACCGTGCGGGCTTCATGAATTCAAGGCGAGCATCACCAACAAGTTTTCCTATCCGGACTCACCGCCCGGCGGACGCTCAACATGTTGGCATGGCGGATATATTGCGCCTGCGCTCTAGGGACGCAGTATACCCTAAACCACGGCGGCGGCAATCTTTTTGAGCGACCCCGTCCGCCTCAGCGCGGCGATTGAACCGCTGCGTGCCCGGTCGACGTGGTGAGCGATGTGCTCGGAAATCGCCTGCCCTTCCCGCCCATGCGGCACGTCTCGCAGTCCAGTAGATCGACATTGCTTGCAGCTTCGGCCGCCGGCCTCTCCAGTGCCGCGGCACTTAGGGCAGCAACGATCGGCCCACCAACCGAGAACATCGAGCAGCTTGTCCCGAGCCTTCGCATAGCCTTGAGCCTTCACCCATGGAAGCAGCCCTGCATGCGGGTCGAGCAGCTTGGGCAGACTGCGCAACCGGCTGACGATGCGTCGACGTTCTGCTCCCATCCATTCTTCAACCTGGGCGCGCGCGCCAGTCAGGTCCAGCGCCTCTACCGTCTCCGGCGCACCGCGCTTTCCCTGCTTCACCCCCTTGATGCGGGGCAGTTGTTCCGCGATCCGTGCAATGTCCTCCTCGGTGATCGGCCGCGGTTTGGCGCAGGCATCCCATTCCGCCATGAGGCTGTAGACGCTTCGCCCGATCTGAGCAGGGGCTGCTCCGGCAGCGATCAGGTAGTCGGCATCACCCCGCGATTCCAGACGTACCGAAAGGTCGGTGCTGTTGCTCGCGTTGGCAATGCGTTCTGCCAGGCATGGGCGGGTGGCGGTGTCTGCGGTCATAAGTTGCTGTGCTTCAAGGTTGGATTGACGGGGTTCTTAGCATTCGCGGACTCAGAACTGGGCGCCGCGGTTGCGCGTAGGTGGAGTGGGCGCAGATGGGGTGGCAGCCGAGCGCTTCGGGATTTCACGCATCCAGTCGCCCATCTGCTGGTACTTGCCGACGAACTCCAGCGGAACGAGACCTTGCGGCCCGCTGCGGTGAGCTACCACCTCGAGTTCGGCGTAGCCTTGGAACTCAGGGGTGCGTTTGCTCAGGGGGTGAGCCCAGTCGTTGAACAGCAGAGCGATCTGGTCGGCGGCGGCCTCGATCGCGCCGGAGTCCCGCAGGTAGGTCATCGTCGGGCGCCCGTAGTGCTCGTCAGCCTTGCGGCTCATCTGGCTCAGCACCACCACGCAGATCTGCAGGTCGAGAGCCATCGCCTTGATGCCGTTCACGATGACGTCGAGCTCGCGGTTCCGGCTTTCCTCGCCAGCCCCTGCCATCAGTTGCAGGAAGTCGATGAACAGCACATCGAGGCCACGCTCGCGCCTGACCTTCATTGCCTTCCGGCGGATGTCCATCAAGGTCAGAGCGCACTGGTCGTCGTGACTGAGGTTGAGGTCGCCCAACCGTCGAGCGGCGTCACCGACCGCATCCCACATGTCGTGGTCCGTGGCGTCAGCCGCCATGATTCGGGCCAGGTCGAACGGGCCGGCCGCCGCAGTGTGCCGGTGCATCAGCTCGGTGATCGGCATTTCCTGGCTCAGGAACAGCACGCTGTGGCCGCGCGCCATGTTGCGCGCCATCGTGAGCGACAGCGCCGTCTTGCCATGCTTCGGCCGCGCGCCGATGACCATCATCTGTCCGCGTCGCAGGCCGCCGTTGAGGATCTTGTCCAGCCCGCCGATACCGGTCGGAATCGCCGGATTCTTGCCGTCCGCGAGATCCTGCAGCAGCGCCAAGTAGTCGTCCATCGACTCGGTAACGTGCTGGGGTTCCCGCCTTGACTTCACGGCGGCGAGCTTCGCCAGCTGCATCTGGGCCCTGTCGATCTGCTCAGCGGATGTGTGCCCGGGCGTCATCGCTCCGTCGACGATTTCGTGGCCGACGTCCATCAACTGGCGCATGCGGTAGCAGTCCATCACCACCCGCGCAAAGTTGCGCATGCTGGTTGGTCCCGTCGCGTAAGGGGCCATCTCGTGGAGTTCGGTGACGCCGATGTCTTTTCCCTGAGCGCAGAGCTGCACATGCACGCTCACGACGTCCACTGGACTGCCCTTTGCGACGAGCGCGTGGATGGCGCGGTAGACCTCGGCGAAAGTTGGGTGGTAGAACGCATCGGCGTCCAACTCGCCGATCTTCTGCAGCATGGACGAGTCGAGAAGCAGGCCCGCGATGAGTGCGGCCTCGGCCTCGACGCTGGCGGGCACTGCGAGTGCGAGTTCACGCATACTCGGCCTCCTGCACGTCGGTGTGGTACTTGCCCTCGAGGACCTTCTCGAAGTTCTCGCGCTTCATCAGCCAGCCCAGGTCCGCAACCCACCTTCGCCCTGTCGCGCCGAGCCGCTCACCACGGAGGAATGCCGACTCAGCGGCGTAAGCGAAGAACTGTCGAAACCACTCCACGCCCTCCTCTCGCGTGGTCGCCATGCGTTGGCCAGCCTTTTCGCCAACCACGGCCTTCGACGTCATCACCCATCGCCAGCGAGCGAGCATCGCGTCGCCCCGTTTCCCGGTTTTGAACAGGTCCGCACGCACACCGGTCATGGTCGGGCAGAGCTCGTGGTACTGCCTCAGCAGCAGGTCGTACGGACACGGCGGCACCTCGGGCTTCGGGGCCTGCAGTCGCTCCCCGATCGGCAGGATTTCGGCCTGCCGCGGACTGTCGGTCGACTGCGAAGTCGACAAAGACCCGATAGGGTCTTCTTCTACGATAGGAGACGGAGACGGAGACGGAGACGGAGACGGAGACGGAGACGGAGCATTGCTGCGATCGTGCTGTAGCAATGCTGGCAGCATGCTAGTAGCATCCTCTGCAGCATTGCTAGTAGCACTGCTCATAGCAATGCTGGCAGCACTGCGTACAGCAGCGTATTCGGGTACTAGCCGATCAGCCTCAACAACGCCGTGATGACGCTTTGCAGCGTTCCATCTGGCCTTGGCGCTGCGCATGTCCGAGCCAGCAGCCCAGGGGTTGTGCTCGGCCCAGTCATGGATCCGGCGATCACCTTCCTGGCCATCCAAGAACTTCACGGCAGCCGCTTCGCGAACGAACGCACCAGGCTCGCCCGACCAGTCGCATGCAAGCTCGATGTCCTCGTCGGTCATGCCGGTGAGGTCACCATTGCTGCGGTTCTGTGCTGCCCACAGGAACAGCCAGATGATGGACAGACCAGCGCCCGGTCCGAGGCGCCGAATCAGCTTCTTCATCTTCGGGTGGTCCTTCAGACCTACCGCGATTCGTGCATCAGTCGTCACCTGACGCCCCCTCGCTCTCTACCCATGCAGCCTCCGCCAGCACCCGGATCGCTTCGATATCCAGCATCGTTGCGGCGGGCGAGAGGCCCGTGGCCTCCGGGATGGGCGCGAGCGCCACAGCGTTCAGCAAGACCTCGCTGACACTGAGCGTGCCCTCTTCGTCTGAAGGCTTCACGAACTTCGCCAGCACGCCGCCCTTACCGGCGTTCTCGAGGACGTCACCCATGTGCATGAGCCGCATCAGGTAAGCCTGCGGGTGCTCCACTCCGCGCTCGCGCAGGAACTTAGCGGTGCCCATCGCGGCACGATTGATTGGGATGTCGGACAACGCATAGCCGCGGCCTCTGGGTGGACCGCTACGCAGAGGAACCTGCCGCGCGGCGCCCCAAGCCTCGACGGCAGCGCGAAAGATCTCAGGATCACAGGGCTCCATTGCTCCGGCGATCCAGGGTGACTTCGCACGGCCACCGACTTGATCGCTCCGAGCGTTTTTGGAAACTACAGGCATCTGCCACCTCAAAAAAAACACCAACAGAAAAAACCAACGGCAGCCAGGTGGTGGAACTGCTCTTCGGGGTGAGGGAGCTACCCTGCCCCTAGCCGTGGCTCAAAAATCAGACGGAAGCGGGAGTACGCGCCATGGGGTCCAGCACGGGAAGGTCGACGTGCTGGCGCTCGCTCTTGGGCTTGCCAGCGGCATTCGTTGCCCGGGCAGCGCGGCGCAGCTTGCGGAGCACCTCTTCTGCCTCAGCGATTTCGTGCTCAATGCGGGCGAGTTCGTTGTCCGAGATCACGCCATCGCTCAGCGCCTCAATCACCGTGGTGGTCACATCCGATGTCTCGCGCATCAGGCGCGACACCTTGGTCATTGGGTTGAGGGAGGCCTCGGGCTCGGGTTCGTCGTTGGGCACGAAACGGCCGCCGCACTCCTGGGCAACGAACGCGGGGTAGTCATAGCAATGAGGCGTCCGGCCTTCGACAAGCAGGCGAGCGATGGCCAGTGCGTCCATTGCGCCGAGCTTGTGCGACACGGCACCAGACAGCTCTTTGCGCAGCACCTCGTCGCCCTTGCTCATGCGAACGGAGAGGACCGCGCGCCCTCCTGGAAAATGGTCTGCACCGCGGCGCAGTGCGTCGTGAAGGCTCATATCCGGCTCTCCCGAATTTGGACGTGGACGGGCATGTCAGCGAAAGCGACCATTGCGGCCATGACTTCCAACACATCACCGCTCTCCCTCGCACTGCAGCTGTCGGTGCGTTTGACCATGCCCGGCACGAACGCACGGAGGCCCGGCGTTTGGTTGCCGGCAAAAGCGATGCGCCCGAAAACACGGATTGCTTTCCCGTCCTTCCGCGACACACGGGCGCGCGCCCGGCCGCATTTCCGGTTGGAGTGAGGGCACTGAAGCGCCATGCGAGCACTCACAGATCCGTTCCACACGTCGACCAGGACTTCGCTTTCCATCAACACATGCCCGGACACTGGAAACCGACTGCAGACTCTCTGCACCTCACGGCTGGAGATGGCGTGGGTGGCGGGCCAGTTGGTGATGCGGGCAGTCATCTCGCGCGTTGAGATGCCAGCGACATTGACCGTGCCGCGAAGACGAAGAGGCCCTGCCTGAGCCTGCTTGGTCGGACGATCTTCAAGCATTCTTGACCGCCTCAGTGGTGCGTTCAGCCGTTGCAAAGACATCAGGCCGGACCACCCGCAGGAACATCAGCCGCGCCTTGGGGATACGCCGTTCCGCGCCAGTCTTGGGGTTGCGCCCAGACCACTGCACTACAGACTGGGGCGTGCATTCGCACAGCTTGGCAACGGCAGATGGACCGCCGAGGGCATAGATGATTTTTCTGTCGTCCATGCCGCTTATTAAAGCATTCATGACAAGTAAAAGCAAGAATGCCTACCATCTATGCATGTAAGCTCTCTTTATGACCTACGGTGACCGCCTCAACGACGCACTCCAGCAATCCGGCAAGGGACGGCGCGAGCTAGCCTCCGCCATTGGCATCAGCGTGCAGGCTGTTGGAGACGTCATCAACGGCAAGACGAAGGCCCTCACGGCCGAGAACAACGCCAACGCGGCGAGGTTTCTGAGCGTCAATCCGTCATGGCTCGCCACAGGGAAGGGCCACCGCTCGCCGATGGCAAGAGATTCCAGGCCGCCAGGTCAAGCCGCTTCAGCAACCGAGAATTTCGTCACCCTCCAGCGAGCGGTCGTGCGGACTTCCGGCGGCAAGGCCCAAGTGGTCTATGCGGAGGACGACCTTCTGCCAATCGCACCAAGCGCGGACTTTCTAGCGCGGCTCGGAATCGCCGAAGGCGATGGCGTCGCGGTCTTGGCCACTGACAACAGCAACGAGCCAGCGATACGCGATGGAGCGGTGGTCTTGGTGAACCGCGGTGATCGTGATCGGTTGAATGGCGAGATGTTCGCCTTCCGTAGCAAGGGTGAGCTGCTGCTCCGCCGCCTGGAGCGAGTAGACGCTATCGGGGTTCTGGCCATCGCGGAGAACCCGCTCTTCAAGCCACGGATCAAGGTGTACTCCGGTCCTGGCGACATTGAAATTATCGGACGAGCGGTGTGGACGGGATCAATGCTGTAACTTGAGGCCCGACCCCTGAAGCCAACTCAGACCCTTACGCCGGACAGGCAAAAAAGCGGGCGCCGCAAGGTTCCAGCAAGAAGATTGTATTAACATCCAGAAACACACTACTGGAGTATTTATGCGTCTTGCCCGAATTCTTGTTGCCTCCGCCTTGGCTCTGCTTGCTGCAGGGTGCGCCACCCCGCCTCCACCGCTTAATTTCTCTGTCCCGGACGTGGGCGTTTCGAGCAAAAAAATTGATGCGGAAGTCAAGGGAATCACTGTTACTCTTGCTCGCCCTGAAGAAAAGAAGGGCGACCTTCCTATGGGGGTGGAAGGCATAACCAACTTCTGGAAGGAAGCTCTGCAGGAGTCCTTAGATCGGATGGCCGTTTTCAAGGATGACTCCAAAAACAAGGTGAGCATCCAAGTAAAGATTTTGGCGTTCAATATTCCCGCCTTCGGCTTGGAGATGACTTCTACTTCGATCGCCCGGTACGAAATCATCGATCGCGCTACGGGCGGAATCATCTACACCCAGGAGATCTCATCTTCTGGCGTGGTGCCCGTCAGCCACGCGTTTGTCGGGATGGTAAGAGCCCGCGAGTCGATCAATCGCGCCGCACAAAACAACATCAAGCAGTTCCTTCAAGCAGTTGAAACTGTTGACGTGACAAAACCGATGTTCCCCAACGAGAAGAAGTAAATCATGCGCGCAGCAAGTCTCATCCTGTCTTTGGCGGTTGTAGGCTGCGCCAGCACTACCGACCCTAGCACTTACTCTGTAGGATCGGTAGGGCAAGTCAACCGCAGCGTACCAGGCACGATCGTGAGCGCCAGAGCAGTCACGATCAATACCAATACGGGTGCCGGTGCGGGCGTCGGGGGCGTAGCTGGTGCAATAGCCGGCTCAAGCATTGGCGGCGGTGCCCGCGCCAATGCACTCGGAGCAATTGGCGGCGCAGTAGCTGGTGCTCTTGTAGGGTCAGCGATCGAACAGAGCGGCGCAAACAAGCCCGGGATTGAGTATGTCGTCTCAACCGCTAACGGCAATCTCCTGACAGTGACTCAAGGGCCCGAGCCCCGGTTTGAGGAAAACCAGAAGGTCATCATCCTGTATGGCAGCCCTGCGCGAATCATTCGAGACCCGCGCCCTTAAGACCCTTTCCCCGCGCCCCGAGCGCTCCAGAGCACGCCCAGCCGGCTTTTCATGCTTCCACCGGGCCTGCGTCATAGACCTCCGCCGGCGCTAGCCGCAGCAGCGTCGACGCCTCGGCCACCGTGCCGGCCAACCAGGTGTCCACGTCCTCGAGTTCTATCGGGATGACGCTGCGCTTGTCTTGGCGGTCGGGCGGCCGCTTCGGGTCCGGGCGGTGCATGCGCGACATCAGCGGGTCGTGGTCTGCGTTGATCGTCAGCATGGTGTAGCTCTCGTGCACCTCGCCCGTGGCCTTGTCGGTCCAGGTGTTCCATAGCCCAGCCAGCCCCCACGGCCGGCCATCGGCGCGGCGGAAGCGCCACCACACGTTTTTGCCGCTCTCCCAGTTGGGCTCGTCGAAATCGGAGGCCGGGATGATGCAGCGCTGGCCGCGGGCCCATGGCTCCTTGTAGCTGGCCTTGGCCGCCAGCTCCTCTGACCGCGCGTTGTTCGTCGGGTACTTGAGCTTTGGCTCCTTCGCAAACCACGGGATGAGCCCCCACTGCCCCACCGCCAGCTCGCGCGAGTACCCGGCATCGTCCCGCGACCGGCGCAAGAAAGGGCCCTGCCCGCGCGGGTGTAGCACCTCATCCCACCATCGCCCACCTTCGGGGTGCTGGCGCGAGATCTCCCACGTCAATTCAATGGTTCGGACGTCCGGCGGCGGCTTGTAGCGATTGCACATTGCGCCAGCATGCGCGCCAGCCGATGCGCCGTCTGTCGGATCGCGCGCACTTTCCATGCTCCGACTTTTGCAGCGGCTGTGCACGGTGGGGCGTAAGGAAACGCCGATTTTGCACCACGCTCTGCGGCTTCCGACACGTTTCATCCAGCTCATATGCACTGTATATTTGAACAGTGTTTATGCATATCTACCAGTTGCGGAGTTTCGGATCGCGCGTTCGTGCCAGCGAACTGCTAGCGCGGCCGCCGGCCTATGGGTGGCTGCAGTACAAGCAAACACCGCTGGACAGCTACGGGCAGCGTTGGGAGGCGCACCTGCTGACCGCCCAGGGCGGCAAGCCGTTGTTACCGCCTCTGTTCTGGGCCAGGCTGCGACGGGTAGATGGCGTGATGCACCTCGTTGGCAGGGAAGACTGCGGCCGGCAAACAAAGAAAGCATCGCCTGCCTGGAAGCGGCAATCCTGGATGTGCGCCGCGGATCTGACGCTCGCAGCGCCGATGCTTGAG